AAAAAAATATAACTTTAAGTATTGACAATAACTTTAAGTTATAATAGAATTAAGTCAACCTAAGGAGAGGAGGAGTCAACTTGAAGAACAAATTACAGATTAGCTTGGCGGCGGCAAGAGTAAATGCGGGAATGACTCAAGAAGAGGTAGCTAAAGAGTTACGAGTATCTAAGAGTACTGTTCTGAACTGGGAGAAAGGCAAGGTAAGTCCTAAATATGCTCAGTTCAAAATGCTATGTGACATTTACGATATATCAGAGGACTATATTTTTTTACCCTAGATATAACTTAAAGTTATAAAACTGGAAAGGAGGTACAGAATGAACTTACCTATAGAGGAAAAATTCATCTCGACACAACAAGCATCCGAAGTCTTACAGATAGACGAGCAAGTACTCAGAAAGCTCGGGCAGATGGGATGTAAAGGCATCTATAAAATCGGCAAGCAGTACCGTTTCCGACTAAAAGAGTTTGAAACGGTGAGCGCAGAACTGTCGGAGAACCTAGAAAAGTTATCGCAAGAAGTTAAGAGCCTTGAAGAGGTTTACCGCGAAAAGGTCGACAGGTTCGGACTATTCGATAAAGCAACGAAACAAGCACAGACGGAGTTCTACACCATGCTAAGGGCATTGGAGATTATGAGAGGTGATACGGATGAGAGAGCTGTTTAGTTCGGTAAAGGACGTACTACTAGAGGCGTGCGAAGAAAATGGCAACACGCCACTACAGGAGTTAGCCGGATGCATTAGCTTTACTGCACTTATTCCGACGCTGTGGTTGGCCCTCTACATGCTAGGGGCGAGGTAAGGAGGTAGTAATGGATAGCATTAAATATTCAGAAATAAATGATTTATACACAGAGCTACAAGACAGATTGTCTAGGAAGCTTGATGAAACATATATACCTTATCGACTTACCCTTACTAGCAAAGAGCGCGAAGGCTATAGAAAAGGCATCCGTGCATGTAAATCGATTATCAAAGATGAGTTCAGTCGGCTCGGTAAATAGAGGAGGCAGTGCATGATTTTTAAGACTTTTGTAATCGGAATGGTGCTAGTCGGCACCACGATAATCCTTACAGAGCTACACCGATACATGGTGTACAGCGAAGAGATAGAGAGGGAGGAAGAGCATGGCACTAGATAAAGAACGCATATACGGCTACGCAAAGGCTTACCTAGAGTCGGTTACAACTCTGTTAAAAGACAAATCTGAAGAGGCTGAAGGAGACCGATACATAGGTGACGAGCACCTACTAAGGTCGGCGCTGAATCAGTACGAAGACGACCTAAGAGAGTTAGAGAAGATTGTGGAGGGAAAGAAGTATGAATAACTTAGGACTTGAACCAAGGCACATGAAACACGGAAGACTGTATCACTTCTTCGGCGACCTACTAGGATTTGAACGCACTAGACCTAGAGCGGAGTGCGACTGGCACGACCCAAGGCTTGACAAAGAGCCAACGGATGAAGAGATGGACGCAATCGTCGGAAGGTACATAGATGATCCGGACGATGTAATGCCACTAGTAGATTAGGTGGCAAATATGAAGGTTGTTATTAAGCGAAGCTACGGCGACGCAAAAAAAATTAAAGAATTTCAAGAAGCAATTAAGGAGGCTAAAAATGGAATTAATACTTCAAATGAATGCGGAAGAGGCTATCGAGGTGACAAAGAACGGAACTCTTAAGGCGCTTGCCGAGTCACTTAAGACACACAGCGAAGCAAGTGCGGAGCCACAAGCACCTAGTATGGACTGTGCGAGTGCTCAGCCTGTTGAGACACCAACGCAGGCACCAATGCCAGAGAGCACCACACCTACGTGGACACCAGGCGGTGGAGCTACAGACGACTCTACTCCGCAGACGTCAGCAGTTCCTACGGAAGCTAAGAGCTACACAGCAGACGAGCTACAGAAGGCAGCAATCGGTCTAATGGACAAAGGCGTATCTATGGATGCAATTGCTGGGGTACTTAACAAGCTAGGCGTGGCTACTCTCCCAGAACTCACACCTGATAAGTTCGGAGCATTCGCACTCGAGTTAAGACAGTTAGGAGCGGACATCTAATGGCAGGGCACAAGGATAGAGCACACGCGCTACTATCAGCAAGTGGCGCACACAGATGGATGAACTGCACACCTAGTGCAGTGCTAGAGTCACAGTTCCCAGACACTACCTCAGAGGCTGCAAAAGAGGGAACACTCGCCCATGAAATGGCAGAGGCGAAGTTACAGCACCTATTCAATACGCAGGACTACCGCAAGACGAAGCTGACTAGAACGCTCAACAAAATTAAGAAGAATGAGTTATATCAGCCAGAGATGGACGGATACACGGACGACTACGTTGCATACATCCGTAAGGCAGCTATGGAGTTCGAGAAGACACCATACATCGCTATCGAGAAAAGACTTGATCTAACTGCATACATACCCGATGGGTTTGGCACAGCCGACTGCGTAATGATAGGAGAGAGGACACTACACATTATCGACCTTAAGTATGGCAAGGGCGTACCTGTATCCGCAGAGAATAACCCACAGCTCATGATATACGCACTAGGAGCACTCGAGGCATACAAGATGTTATTCGCTATTGATACGGTCAAGATAAGCATTGTACAGCCTAGAATCGACAACACCAATAGTAGTGAATTCACAGTTGAGGAACTAATTAAGTTCGGAGATAAGGTCAAGCACTATGCGGACATAGCTATCAAGGGCGACGGTGAACAGACACCGGGTGATTGGTGCAGATTCTGCAGGGCAAGACAGCAGTGCAGAGCTAGAGCCGATAAGAACATAGAACTCGCTTTTGAAGTAAATAAAAAGCCACCTCTTATAACTAATGAGGAAGTAGGCGAGTACCTACGTAAGGGCGAAGATGTAGCCAAGTGGCTATCAGAACTACAAGACTATGCGCTAGCTGAGTGTCTAGCGGGAAGAGAAGTAGACGGCTACAAGGCTGTTGAAGGTAGAGGCTCGAGAGCGTGGACAGATATGGACGCAGCATTCGAGGCAATTATTGAAGAGGGTACAAACGAGGCAATGCTGTATGAACGCAAGCCTCTTACATTGGCACAGGTGGAGAAGTTAATGGGCAAGGCTCACTTTGCAGATGTAGCGGGAGAGTACGTAATTAAGAACCCTGGTAAGCCCACACTCGTACCAAGTACAGATAAAAGACAAGCTATCACTAATAAGATTTCAGCCACAGAGGCATTTAAGTAACGGAGGTATTAACAATGGCAATCGGAGACATGACAAACGTAACAACTGGAGAAGTAAGACTATCATACGCGCACCTATTTAAGCCTTACTCGAATATTGAGGGGCAGGAACCTAAGTACAGCGTTACAGTACTTCTTCCGAAGACAGACACCGCTACCAAAGGCCGCATCGATGCAGCTATTGAGGCAGCAAAGCAGAAGGGTTCTAGCGGATGCTACAACGGAGTGGTACCGCCAGTAGTACCTACACCAATATGGGACGGAGATGGAGTTAAGCAGGACGGTACTCCATTCCCACAGGAGTGCAAAGGTCACTGGGTGTTCAGTGCTAGATCTAGCGCAGATTATCCACCAGAAGTAGTAGATGCAATGGGCAATCCTATCATCAACCACAGCGAGGTATACAGCGGATGCTACGCAAGAGTAAATGTGGAGTTCTTCCCTTATAACTTCAACGGCAAGAAGGGAGTAGGTTGCTCACTCGGACCAGTTCAGAAGTTAAGAGATGGAGAGGCACTAGGCGGAGCTGCTCCTTCAGCAGCACAGGCATTCGGTGCACCACAGCAGGCACAAGTTAACCCTATCACTGGACAGCCAGTAGATAACGTACCATTTTAAGGAGATATTATGAAGCACCTAAGTATTGATATAGAAGAGTGGAGGGATATCCCTTGTTGTGACGGAAAATATCAAGCGAGTACATTTGGCAGAATAAGAAGCGTAGATCGAATAGTTTATGCCAAAATGCCCGATGGATCTCGACAAAAAAGACGTTATAAAGGGAAAATTCTTCGCGCTGCTGACAGCAAAAGTAATCCACATCTGTATGTCTCATTAGGTCGAGGTGAAAATGGGAGACTGGTTCACGAACTAGTAGCGCTAGCATTTCTCGGTGAGCGACCACCGAAAAGTGATGTGTGTCATATTGACGGCAACCCAACAAACAATAAAATTACCAATCTTAGATATGACACAAGAACTGAGAACATTCTCGACGTGTATCGTGCGGGTGGTAAGTGGCGCAAGCTGTCGTTATTTGACATAAAAGAGATTATGCTGAGAGTTGATAAAGGCGAGATAGGGCACCACCTAGCAGTTGAATTCGGGGTATCAGACACCACTATTTCCAAAATAAAACTCAGGAGGTATAAGTCATGCGAAATTTAGGAGTGGATATTGAGACATATAGCAGCGTTGACATCGGTAAGGCGGGTGCTCACAAGTATGCAGAGAGTGAGGACTTCGAAGTCCTCCTCTTTGCATATAAAGAGGACGCACAGCCTACTAAGGTTGTTGACCTAACATCTGGAGAAAAGATACCAGCTCACATAGTTGCAGCTCTATCTGATGTATCTGTTATCAAGCACGCATTTAACGCAGCGTTCGAGTGGATATGTCTTAATAGAGCCGGCTACTTTACACCAATAGAGCAGTGGCGCTGCACTATGATACATGGTCTATACTGCGGATACCCCGCAGGACTAGAAGCGATAGGCAAGGCAATAGGTCTCCCGGAGGATAAGCAAAAGCTATCAGCTGGCAAAGCACTAATTAATTACTTCTGTAAGCCGTGCAAGTCTACTAAGTCTAACGGTAGTCGCTCTCGCAACCTACCAAAGCACGCTCCGGAGAAGTGGGAGCTGTTCAAGGACTACAACAGACAAGACGTTGAGGCAGAGAGTAGCATACTCAAGAAGCTTGAGCCTTATCCAGTGCCGGACGCAACGTGGTCGGCATGGGTAGAGGACATCGGCATTAACTCAAGGGGTGTTGCGATAGATGACCGCCTACTCACTGGGGCTCTATCGCTAGACGATATGAGTACAGCAGAGCTAGTGGATGAGGCTAGGGCTATCACAGGACTGTCTAACCCTAACTCGAATGCACAGTTACTAGGGTGGGTTATAGCCCAGGGCATCGATGTAGATAACCTCCGCAAGGAAACCGTATCAGATCTACTAGAGGGTGACCTTCCGGAGAACGTAAGGGCGGCGCTGGAGTTACGCCAGAAACTCGGTAAGTCGTCAGTATCCAAGTACAAGGCGATGGCGGATGCAAGAGGTAAGGACGGAAGAGTAAGAGGACTACTACAGTTCTACGGAGCGAACCGTACGGGTAGATGGGCGGGAAGGCTCGTACAAGTACAGAACCTACCCCGTAACTACATCAAGACATTAGACGAGGCAAGGGAGCTTGTGAGAGCAGCTAACTATAGAGGGCTCAAGCTGATATATGGAAATGTACCAGATACCCTATCACAGCTGATTAGAACCGCATTTATACCCGCAGATGGTAAGAAGTTCATAGTATCCGATTTTAGCGCCATAGAGGCTCGCGTAATAGCGTGGCTAGCAGGCGAGAACTGGGTACTAGACGTGTTCAAGAGTGGCGGTGATATCTACTGCGCTACCGCGTCGCAGATGTTCGGTGTTCCGGTCGAGAAGCACGGAGTTAATGGCGACTTAAGACAAAAGGGCAAGGTTGCCACACTAGCGCTTGGTTATCAAGGTAGTTCGAACGCATTAATACAGATGGGAGCTCTTAACATGGGTATCCCGGAGGAAGAACTTCCCGATATCGTGAGTAAGTGGCGCGCAGCCAACCCTAACATAGTTCAGCTATGGGATAGGATGAACAAGCTCGCTATACACACTATAGATACAGGCGATACAACTTATCTTAATGGGCTTATATTACGGTCAGAACTAGACATTATTAATGGGCTAAGCTACTTCACCATCGAGCTTCCTTCGGGGCGTAAGCTTTTCTACTGCTCGCCTAGACTCGGTACGAACAGATGGGGTCACCCGTCAATCGAGTACAAGGGTATTAACCAGTCTAGCAAGAAGTGGGAGACGCAAGAGACATACGGAGGCAAGCTCATAGAGAACGTTGTCCAGGCAATCGCTAGAGACTGCCTAGAGATAACACTGCATAGATGCATAGAGGCAGGGTATAAGCCTGTTATGCACATACACGACGAGATCGTCATAGAGGCGGAGCCAAGCGACAAGCTCGATGATGTTAACGATATATTTGCTAAGCCGATACCATGGGCGGAAGGGCTCCCGCTATCTGGCGCAGGTTTTGAATCAACATACTACATGAAGGACTAACACTCATGATTAACGATAGAAAAATTACAATAGCGACCGCAGGTAGCCGTAAGTCCATTAACTGGGTAACCGGCAGCCTAATGTGGTCGGAATACTGCGAGAAGCTCCGGATGCCGATTAAGTCCAAGGAGACACTACAGGAGTACCTTGGCTACACGAAGGCCAAGCAAGACGAACTAAAAGACGTCGGCGGTTTTGTCGGCGGTAGCCTCGCAGGAGGTCGCCGCAAGGCGGACGCAGTGACAGGGCGCGACCTTGTCACTCTCGACCTCGATAACGTACCTAGGGGCGGTACTAATGACATCCTTAAGCGCGTTGGGTCACTAGGCTGTGCTGCGGCTGTATACAGCACGCGTAAGCACAGCGACTACTCACCAAGGCTAAGGGTCATTATCCCACTCGACCAGACAGTAACTGCGGACGAGTACGAGCCGATTGCTCGCAAACTAGCCGAGATGATAGGGCTAGTGTACTGCGACCCGACTACGTTCGAGGCATCTCGTCTTATGTACTGGCCTAGTTGCTCAAGCGACAGTCAGTACGTGTGCGAGATATACGATAATGCGTTCTGCTCTGGGAAGGGCATACTTGCCCTATATGATAACTGGCAAGATATATCGTCATGGCCACAGATACCTGGCGCAGACGCTATAGAAAAGAGAAGACTTGCGAAGCAAGAAGACCCTACGACGAAGCACGGCATAGTCGGTGCATTCTGTAGAGCCTACACCATACAGGAGGCTATGGAGAAGTTCATACCCGGTATGTACGAGCCTACTGAGGACACTAACCGCTACACCTATACAGGCGGTAGCACGGCGGGCGGTGCTGTCATATATGACGGTGACCTCTTCCTCTTCTCTCATCATGCTACAGACCCTTGCAGTGGTCAGCTAGTCAACGCATGGGATCTCATAAGACTGCACATGTATGGCGATAGAGACGACGACGCGAAAGAGGGCACTCCAATGAACAGGCTGCCCTCATTCCTCGCCATGAAGACTCTAGCGGCTAACGATAAGGCTGTTACCGATATCATGGCTAGAGAGCGTATTGAGGCAGCTAATGAGGCGTTTAAGGAGGATAACATACTACCTATTAATGAAGAGGATATCGATACTGACTGGATATCGAAGCTCGCACTGGACTCTGGCGGACAGATTAAGAAGACTATCAACAATGCGGTGATGATACTCGAACACGATCCACTACTTAAGGACAAGATAGCCATTGACGAGTTCGCCAACCAAGGTGTCGTACTAGGAGCGCTGCCATGGGATAAGGGGACTGATCAGAGACCTTGGACAGACAACGACGATGCTAATTACGCGAACTACATGGAGCTCTACTACGACATCAAGGGCAAGGACTTACTTAGTAATGCACTTACTATCGTATCCGGTAAGCACAAGTTCAACGATGTCCGGAAGTACCTACGTAGCCTTAAGTGGGACGGAGTTAAGAGGGTAGACACACTACTAATTGATTACCTAGGCGCGGAGGACAACCCATACACAAGGGCAGTTATGCGTAAGTCATTATGCGCAGCAGTTACTAGAGCTATGCGGGATTTCGTCAAGTACGACTACATGCCGATACTAGCAGGACCGCAAGGAATAGGTAAGAGTACGTTCCTATCTACTATAGGTAAGGCGTGGTTCAGCGACTCACTAACCACGTTCGAAGGCAAGGAGGCTGCAGAGCTCATACAAGGAGTGTGGGTAGTAGAAGTCGGAGAGCTAACTGCTATGAACAGACAAGAGGTTAACGCAGTTAAGCAGTTCCTATCTAAGGTAGATGATATATACCGCGCACCATATGGGCGCAGGACAGCTAGATATCCCCGTAGGTGCGTTTTCTTCGGAACATCTAACGAGGTTGAGTTCCTTAAGGATGACACGGGAAATCGCAGATTTTGGCCTATAGATGTAGGCGACTATGAACCTACCAAATCAGTATGGGATGATCTTCCGGGCGAAGTCGACCAGGTATGGGCAGAGGCTTATGCATACTACCTATTAGGTGAAAAGCTCTTCCTACCTCGAGAGATAGAGGCTATAGCTATGGAGGTGCAAGACGAACACAGCGACTACTCCGCGCTAGAGGGCAACATACGAGATTACCTTGAGACGAGGGTGCCCTCTAACTGGCTAGATATGACGGTGCAGGAACGCAGGATGTTCCTCAACGGCAACGTAGCATATGAGGGCGACCTTGAGCCAATGGACAGAGTGTGTATAGCACAGATATGGGCTGAGTGTCTTAACGGAGATATCAAGTATCTAAAACCTCAAAACAGGAACGAGATAGCGAGGGTATTAAGGAAGATACCTAAGTGGCAGAAGTCAAAATCTACTACGAGATGTGGGCCGTACGGCATACAAAAGGGGTACAAAAGAGTGTAAACCGTCATATAAAAATTTCGGTTTACAACAAAAACGGTTTACAGAGTTTTGTAAACCAAAAATATCGGTTTACAGCCGAGTTTACAAGGTCGGTTTACACTAAAACCCTTGAAAAATTAATATATATAGCTATTTGTAAACTATGTAAACCAAAAACCTATAAGAGTTAAAAAATAGATAGTAATAGGAGTACCTAATATTACCTAATATACCTAAATCGCCTAATTATATCTTATATACGCGTAATAGGATTTACAGTTTACGAGTTTGAGGAGGCTAAAAATGCTTGAGAAAGACATAGAGAAATTATTCAGAGATGAAATAAAGAAAGCGGGTGGCAAGGCATATAAGTTCACGAGCCCGGGAAACGATGGAGTGCCAGATAGGATCGTGATGCTACCAGGTGGACGGATAGTGTTTGTCGAACTTAAGACGGATACAGGGAAGTTATCAAAGCTACAAGAGCTACAGTGCAGACAGATCGCTGAACTTGGGCAGACAGTGAGGGTACTACATGGACTGGCAGAGGTCCGTGACTTCTTCCTAGAGTTTGGGCTAGAGACAGCAGCATACAGACTTGAGCGAAGACTTGGGAGGTGATAGGAGGTGGAATATACACCGCACGATTATCAGAGACACTGCATTAACCGCATTATTGATACACCTAGGCTAGGGCTCTTCTTAGATATGGGACTTGGCAAAACTTCGATAGTGCTATCAGCTGTCAAAGAGCTTAAGTATAACCGCTTCGCAGTATCCAAGGTGCTTGTTATAGCACCTAAGAAAGTTGCAGAGGGTACGTGGTCTAAAGAAAAGGACAAGTGGGACCATACGAAGTGCTTACGCATCAGCAGGGTACTAGGTAGCGAAAAAAAGCGTATAAGAGCACTTTACGAGACAGCTGATATTTATATCATCAACCGCGAAAATGTGGTGTGGTTAGTCGATTTCTACAAGAATGATTGGCCATTTGACATGGTGGTTATAGACGAGTCGTCGAGTTTTAAAAGTCACAAGGCGAAGAGGTTCAAGGCACTATCAGCGATGGCGCCAAGAATTAAGCGAATTGTAGAGCTAACGGGAACACCATCACCAAACGGACTAGCTGACCTATGGGCACAACTGTATCTCCTGGATGAGGGCGCAAGGCTGGGCACAAGGTATGCAGGGTTTCGCGAGAGATACTTCGATGCAGGACCTAGACACAATGGCATCGTGTACAAATACAGCGTTAAGCAAGGGTCAGAAGAGGCGATACTAAGTGCGATATCGGATATATGTGTATCCATGAAGGCTAGCGACTACTTAGAGCTTCCCGACTGCATTATGCACGAGGTACCTGTTGAGTTAGATCCTAAAGCTGCAAAAGCCTATAGAGAGCTAGAGCGAGAGATGGTGCTAGAGCTTCCGGACGACGAGGTAACTGTTACGAGTGCAGCTGCATTATCGAACAAGCTACTGCAACTAGGAAATGGCGCAATCTACGGAGAAGACTACAGTGTACACGAGGTGCATGGGTGCAAGATAGAGGCATTTATGGAGCTTATCGAAAGCCTTAGCGCATCGGGTAAAAGCGCACTAGTCTTTTATAACTATCAGCACGATAGAGAGCGACTACAGAAGGCACTAGCCAAGACAGGGCTTGTTGTTCGAGAGCTTAAGACGACACAGGACGAGGACGACTGGAATGCGGGCAAGATAGATATACTTCTTACGCATCCCGCATCATCAGCGTACGGGCTTAACCTCCAGCAAGGGGGCAATCACGTTGTGTGGTTCGGTCTCAACTGGAACTATGAGCTATATACGCAGGCTAACAAGAGGCTGCATAGGCAGGGGCAGACGGAGAAGGTTATAGTGCATCACCTAGTGTGCGAGGGGACGAGAGACGAGGACGTTATGGCAGCACTAGCGAGGAAGGACGATGTACAGCAGTTCGTCATGGAATCGTTAAAGGCACGAATTAAGAGAATTAAGGAGGCACAGAATGGCTAAATGGATATTAAGCGCAGAGTCCTACGGGGCGTTTAGGCACACGAAAGAATATATTCCCGTTCCAAACCCATACGGAGTAACGGTAATTACGGAGCGAGAAGCAATCAGAGTAATTAGCGGTTGTCGTTGGGCGACTAGAGGGCATTATGTATATGCAAGAGACAACAAGTCGATTAGGTTCGACACACTACGAGAGGCTCAGCGATATGCAGAGCAGTTAGGAGGTAATTAGATATGATCAACGACGAATTAAAAACAATAGCGATGTTCTACGGAAATGAAACTCAGTATGACAAGTTACAAGAGGAACTGGGAGAGCTTATAGAGGCGATTGATGAAGATAACCTCGAACATATTGCAGAGGAAATCGCAGATGTTGAGATTATGCTTGAGCAGATTAAGTATCTGAGTAATCTATACGAGACGGTTAAACTACAGAAGGATTATAAGATAATGCGACAGCTCCAAAGGGTCCATAAAGAGGCCCTGGCGAAGAGCACTACTACAGGTTTACCGTCATACGAGAAAGCAGCTAAAGAAACACTAGAATTCCTGGAAGATAGGACACGGACTAAGGCTACTGAAGAAAAGCAGAAGGATGAGCGAGTTGATAAACCTAGCCATTATATGCTAGACGGATTAAATGTAGAGTCAATCGATGTAATTCGTTCCGTACTAGGTATAGACGGGTTTAAAGCACATTGTAGGGGCTGTGCGCTAAAGTACCTACTGAGGGCAAACAAGAAGAATGGATTAGAGGACCTTAAAAAAGCTAGAGTGTATCTAAATTGGGAGATTGAATATGGCTGTGATAACTAGGAGATTTTTATGAGGGATTATCAACGAACAAGAAATAACAAATATGTTTTGCCGCAAACTGTCTACTTACAAACTATATATAAGATAAGGGATTATGATAGAATGGTATTAGAATTAGAGCGAGCACTAGAGTCTAGCCCAGAGCCTTCTGACGGAATGCCAAAAGGAACAGGAACAAGCAATCCCACAGAAAGGGCAGTCATAAAGCGGTCAAAGTACCTTAATGATGTTGCGGTGATAGATAAGTGTTTTAATACCGTGCCTAATGAATATAAAAAAGGTGTGTGGAATAACATTGTGTTTCGCGAAAGGTTTCCGGATGATGCGGCGAGGAGCACTTATGGAAATTACAAGGCATTGTTTATTTTCGAGGTGGCAAAAGAGTTGTGTTTGATATAGGAGGATGACATGTCACAATCAGAAATATATGCAAAACGTGATGGGATTGCGATTACTACAGAGATGAGAGGATATGCTGGGAGATATTGCGAACGCCCAGTGTATTTAGTGCCTTGTCAAAAGTGCGGTACTAAGTTGCGAAAGGTTACGTATAATCCTAGCAAAGAATATTTATGTGATTACTGCAAGCTTGAAAAAAAGCGCAAAGAGGAGGCAATAGAACAAGAAATTTGGGATTTGATAAAAACACCAAAAGAGCAAACCTTTGATAAAGCTGTTGCAAAACTTTATAAACAAGTTAAGAAGTTTGATTCTTATAAAGAGGCGATTGAAATTGCAAAAAAGAGAACTGAGCGATATGACAGTATACCAGAGGTATTGGTGGCAATTGAATTAATTAAACTTGGATATTCTATTATTCCTCAGCAGAAAGTTGGTCGATATAGAGTTGATTTTGCAATCCCGGCAGAGAAGTTGATTATCGAGGTTGACGGAGGTTTATATCACCCTAATGGGCCTAAAGCGGGCAGAGACGGAGATATACAGTTAAGTTTAGGGCTAGATTGGAAAATTTTGCACATACCCGCTGAATGGATCTCAAATCACATAAAAATGTTAAAAAAAGTCATTATTGCAGGAACTTCGGACAACAGGGAAAAATAAGTGTGATATTATATAGACTGAAAAGAGTATATGATATACTCAAGCAAAGCTAGAGAGGAGGGGTAAAAACTCCTCACGGCATCGCTTGAAACAAAGCCATTTAAAGTCAAATTTAATAAGGATTTACCCGATGCCAGATGGTGTCGGGTTTTCTTTTGTGCCTAAAAAGGAGGTGATGTACTTGAAACTTACAATAAAACAACAGCGTTTCGCCGATGAGTACATCATCAGCGGTAATGCTACAGAGGCAGCAATTAAGGCAGGATATGCGAAGAGAGCGGCATATCAGCAAGGAGCGGAGAACCTCAAGAAACCTCATATTCGGGAATATATCGACGAAAGACTTGAGGCGATTAACTCGGCGAAGATAGCGGATCAGACAGAAGTGCTCCAATACCTCACAGCAGTTATGCGCGGAGAGACCGCAGCAACTGAGGTTGTTGTTGAGGGAGAGGGCGATGGAGTATCGTGCGCGAGGCTAATTGATAAACCGCCTAACGAGAAGGAGCGAATTAGGGCTGCGGAACTACTCGGCAAGCGCTACGGTGCATTTACAGACAAGGTGTCTGTTGACGGAAATATCGCAGTCGAGTTTGTGGGATATGATGACGTCGAAGAGTAAGAAACGGATTGATATCCCTAAACTAGTCGGTAAGGGGTATGGAGATTTCTGGAAGTTCAAGGGGCGATATAGAGTTGTTAAGGGCTCACGTGCTTCGAAGAAGTCAAAGACTACAGCGCTGTGGGTTATCGCCTCAATGATGAGGTATCCGGAAGCTAACACTCTTGTAGTGCGTAAGGTATTCAGAACGTTACAGGACAGTTGCTATAGTGACCTACAGTGGGCGGTGAATAGATTAGGTGTATCTGACAAGTGGGACTTCAAGATGTCTCCGCTAGAGGCAACCTATAAGCCCACAGGTCAAAAGATACTGTTCAGAGGACTTGACGACCCGCTTAAGATTGCATCCGTTGCAGTGAGTAAAGGCGTGCTATGTTGGTGCTGGATAGAAGAGGCATACGAGGTTATGACCGAGGGCGACTTTGACATGATAGACGAATCTATCAGAGGGGTTGTTCCGGACAACCTCTTCAAACAGATAACGCTAACCTTCAACCCTTGGAACGAAAAGCACTGGCTAAAGGCAAGGTTCTTTGATGTAGAGGACGCCGACATACTTGCACTAACTACCAACTACCTATGCAATGAGTGGCTAGACATTGCCGACAAGAGGACGTTCGAGCGAATGAGGGTTCGCAACCCTCGAAGATATGCGGTCGCTGGTCTCGGCGGTTGGGGAGTTGTAGAAGGTCTAGTATACGAGAACTGGAGAGAGCAAGAGTTTACCCTCAAGGAAATACAGAATAAATACGACATAAAGTCAGCCTATGGTCTAGACTTCGGTTACACGAACGACCCGGCTGCCTTTTTTGATGGTTACATAGACACGGAGGCTCGTAAGATATGGGTGTACGACGAGTTCTACAAAAAAGGGCTGTCGAACAGAGCTATATATCAAGAGATTAGCTCTATGGGTCATGCGAAGGACCCCTTCGTTGCTGACTGTGCAGAGCCTAAGTCAATAGACGAGTTAAGGGGATACGGACTGAATGTACGGGGTTCTAAAAAGGGTAGTGACTCCGTTAACTCGGGTGTGCAGTTTATCCAGGACTTCGAGATCATCATACATCCTAGATGCGTAAACTTCTTAACCGAGATTAGCAACTATACCTGGGCAAAGGACAAGTTCGGTAAGAGCCTCAATAAGCCGATAGACGACTTCAACCACCTCATGGACGCTATGAGGTACGGAATCGAACCGCATATCGTTGGTGACGAGATGACATATAACAGCGTAAGAGGAGGGCTGTAATGCGATACAAGATATCACGAGATACAGTTATGACGCCACAACTGCTGGCGAAGTACATTAACCTACACAAGAAGGACGTTAGCAAGAGAAATAGGGTGCTGCAGGACGCATACGAGAACAAATACAAGATTTTCGGAGCACCAAAGAAAGAGGATTACAAGCCCGACGTTAGGATTTCAGCAAATTTTGCAAAGTATCTGACAGACACATTCGTTGGGTTCTTCTGCGGTGTTCCTATCAAGATTAATTCAGATGATAGCAACATCGACGAATACCTGGGAAGATTAAGCCTATACAACGATGAGGATAATCACAACCTCGAACTCGCTAAGGGCGCTGATATACACGGTGATTACCACGAACTGCTATACGTAGATGAAGATGCAGAAATATGCTATACAGAAGTTAGCCCTCTTCAATCATTCTTTTTAGTGGACGACTCAATTCTTGAGCGGCCACTATTTTTTATCCGCTATTACAAGGATAGCAACAAGATTGAGCGGGGGTCATGGTCTGATTCAACACATGTTCAGTACTTCACAAAGAACCCAAGTATAAAGTGGGATGACGATCCAGTAATACATGGGTTTGACGGAGTGCCAGCTGTAGAGTATAGGGCGAATGCAGAGAGTATGGGACTGTATGAATCGGTGCTATCGCAGATTGATGCATACAACAAGGCACTCAGTGAGAAGGCTAACGATGTCGATTACTTCGCTGATGCATACATGAAGATTCTAGGCCCGCGAGTTGATGAGAAGACGATCCCCGAGATCCGTAGAAACAGAATAATCAACTTTAGTGGTAATTTTGGCGACAACAAGATTGATGTTGACTTTCTTCAAAAGCCAGAGGCTGACGACACGCAGGAGAATCTACTTGATAGACTAGAGAAACTTATATTTGCAACATCAATGATAGCGAACATATCCGACGAGAACTTCGCGGGACAAGCGTCGGGGGTAGCTCTTAAGTATAAGCTGCTAGCCATGCAGAATCTTGCGACATTCAAGGCTCTTAAGTTCCAGTCCGCGATGAACCGTAGATATAAGCTTATATTCTCGAATCCTCTGTCGGGTATGAAGAGTGATGCGTGGGCAAAGATAGACTATCACTTCACCATGAACTATCCGGCTAACCTTGGTGATGAGGCAGAGACTGCAAAGAACCTCGAGGGTATTACCTCTAAGGAGACGCAGCTTAAAACTCTATCGGTCGTTGATGATCCGAAAGCTGAGCTTGAGAAGATTAAAGCTGAGAACGAAGAGAGTGCAAGTCAGATGTTCGGTAACCTAGGAGGCGCAGGAGATGGCGACGAAGCTTAGCGAGTACTGGAGACAGCGAGAAGAGGAACAGCGCAAGCGGAACATAACCGACGAGGCTAAGTACGATAAGGTTGTCGATAGGATGTATAGAGAGTCGTTAGCGGACATCCAGAAAGAGATAGACGCGTTCTATGGTCGTTATGCAGCAAAGGAAGGTATCAGCATAACGGATGCGAAGAAACGTGTTGACAAGCTCGATATAGAGGCATACGAGCGACTGGCAAAGAGAGTGGTTGCTGATAAGGATTTCAGCCCAGAGGCTAACCAAGCGATGAGGCTCTACAATCTGACTATGAAGGTCAACAGACTTGAGATGCTTAAGTCAATGATTGGGGTACACCTCACCGCGCTATCAGATTCGCTAGACAAGTATTACACCTCGGAGCTCGATAGCAACACTGCTGCCGAGATAAAGAGGCAAGCGGGTATCATGGGTGACACGATTGGTGTTAATGATAAGCAAGTTCACGCTATCGTTAACGCATCGTTCCATAGCGCTCACTTCTCCGAGAGGATATGGGTTAATAACTCGTATCTAAAGCAGAAGTTAGAGCAGTCACTTCTTGCCTCTATGATACGCGGTGAGCGCCCCGATTATAGGGCGTTTAAGCGGATATTCGGCTCGTCATTATATGAGGCAAAGAGGCTATTACATACAGAACTTAAACGTTGCAGAACAGAGGCAGCTATGCAGCAGTATAATCGCAACGGTGTTGAGGAGTTCGAGTTCATGGCGTTGGGGCCACATCCTTGTGAGTTTTGTACTGCTCTCAACGGTAAGCATTTTAAAGTTAAAGATTTCTTGCCGGGAGATAACGCACCGCCTATGCATCCACATTGCCGATGCTCTACAGCCCCGTGGGTGGATGAGAAGACCTATAATGATTGGCTTGATGCTAAAGCGGATGGAACATTCAGCGGCGGTTTTGATGATTGGAAGGAGGCTTTGCGGTTTGGCAGAGGTTCTGGTAGCCTCGATATCAAAGCAGGAGAGACTAAGCACATAGGGAATGTTGATTTTTCTGATAAACCGAGTGTCATGAAAACACTTGACGCTGCCGAACGGAAGTTTACAGGTGCTGATGTTGAGTGGGATGTAACAATTACATCTGATGGTAAGATATGGTTAACAAAAGGTAGTACCGGAGGGGTAGACCTTACGGGAATTCGGAGCGGGCGCGAAGGAGCTTACTCATATCATAACCATCTAGACGAGCACACGAATTATTCATTTAGTGAGGATGACGCAGCGGGATTCATAGCTAACAAAGAGGCGTATATGAGAGCCTCCGATAGCTCATACTCTTATGAAATGCGGAGACGGAGTGATACGGTTGATATGTCATGGGATGAGGTATACCATAGACACAAAGATTTATTCGGTTCAAAAGCACGTGTGGCGGGATTTCGTAGCGAGATAGATCTCGAAGAAGACGGTTATGATTACACTATGAAGCTTTTGCGTAAAGAATTGAGGTTTGAATATGGGCGAAAGAGGAAAAATCAATGACAAGGATCCTGATTATACTAATTATTTGAATGAATGCAACGAGCTGAGTAGGAGGTATTTTGCGAAGGAGGATGAGATTTTTTCCCGGTTAACCGAAGACACTCGTCGAGAGGTGTCTAGGGAGTTGGGAGCGTTGAGGAAACTCTTTGCGAGGGACCTTAAGGTTTTACAGAGAAAATATTCGCACATCTTCAATCAAAAGGGGGATGATGAATGATACAAATAAAAGTTAATAATTACTCTGTGGAGGTGAACGGTCACGCGGGATATATGCCACGTGGCTCGGACATCGTCTGCGCTGGTGTATCTGCCCTGTATCAGACGTTGGAGGAGTCAGCCAAGGAATTAACTGGCGGTGAGTATAAAACCTCGTCAGAGGAGGGATATGGGCGAATCTGCCCTATAGGAGAAGTGAGCAATGAGTACAAGCTACTCGTTAGCTCTTTTTTAATTGGCGTAAATGGGATTGCTGCTAGCTATCCCGATTATGTGATAGTCCATGCGGACTAGACCAAGCATTGATGTCGATAAAAGCAATGGAAGAGCCTAGGCGTGGATGGCTATAAAAGCTACGGAAACGATAAGCATTGTATCTATAAACACATGGAGGTAATTTTATGTACTACGAAGAGTTAAAACGATGGAATCAACGTTGGAATCTGCAGAAGTTCGCAGAAGGCGGAGACGGAGAGGGAGACCCAAGCGGAGGAGACGGGGGTAATTCCGGAGACGATTCTGCTGGCGGAGATGACGACAAGAAGTATACTGACGCGGACGTCAACAAGATTCTGAACAAGAAGTTTGCCGAGTGGGAGAAGAAGCAGGCAAAGAAGATTTCAGAGGCTGAAAAGCTTGCCAACATGACCGCAGAGGAGCGGCTTAAAGAACTGCAGAAAGAGCTTGATTCAATGAAGAAGGACAAGACACGTAGCGAGTTAGCGAGTGCTGCTAGAGGCATACTCTCTGAGTCAGATATCCAGGTTCCGGACAACTTAATCGCAAACCTTATAGGAGAGGATGCTGAGGCAACAAAAGAGAACGTTGCAGCATTCTCCAAGGCGTTTAAGGCAGCAGTACAGGAAGGTGTTAAGGAAGCTCTTAAGGGCAAGACGCCACCATCGGGAGGCTCAAGTACGCTCACGAAAGAGGAAATCATGAAGGTGAAGAACCTCAAGGAGCGACAGAAGTTAATCAAAGAAAATATGAATTTATTTAAGGAGTAAGAACTATGAACAAGAGATTTGAACTACAGAGATTTGCAGTAATCGAGAATACTACAGTTACTGGCGACCTAGAGCCAGCTATCTCGATTGATCACACCAACAGACTTGTTGATAATATCGTGAAACTGCAGGAAGTACTCGGTATCACTGAAATGGAGCCAATGGCTGCGGGAACTAACATCAAGCAGTACAAGCTTGAGAAAGAGAACAGCCCAGCGCAGGTAGCAGAAGGGGAGGTTATCAACCTAACTAAGATATCTCGTAAGCTTGTTAAGACTCACGAGCTAAGGCTCAAGAAGTACCGCAAGCTTGTTACTGCAGAGGACATCCAGAAGTCCGGACACGACGTTGCAATCAACAAGACTGACGGAAAGCTTGTTAGCGAGGTGCGCAAGGATATCAAGAAGGATTTCTTCACGATGCTAGGAACAGGAACCGGAACAGCCGCACAGAGCAAGACCCTACAGGAGGCTCTATCCGCAATCTGGGGTAAGCTACAGACAAGATTCGAGGATGTAGATGCTACACCAGTGTTCTTCATCAACCCAGAGGATGTAGCGGAGTACCTCGGCAAGGCTGCAGTTACAATGCAGACTGCATTCGGATTCTCTTACATCGTTAACTTCCTAGGACTAGGAACAGCGATTCTATCGTCTAATGTTACTAAGGGAGCACCAATCGGAACGGTTACAGAGAACCTAAACGGTGCGTATGTGCCAGCTAACGGTGATGTTGCACAGGATTTCGGGCTAACATTCGACGAGAGCGGACTCGTGGGAATGTCTCACAACGTTGCATCTGACAGAGCATCGCTCGACACACTCATTATGTCCGGAGTTGTATTCTACCCAGAAGAGGTTGACGGAGTAATCAAGGGCAAGATTGTCGCAGGTGCTTAAAGAACGGAGGTAAATTATGTTTATCGTAATTAACGCATTTTTAGATCTACAGGATGCAGAATACCTATATGACGTAGGAGATGCATACCCAAGAGAAGGGCTTGAGCCATCGGAGGAGCGAATCAAAGAGCTCCTAGGGTCAGATAACCTACAGGGACAGCCGATGATTAAGGCGGTTAAAACTGTTCCAGCGGACAAGAAGCCCGAAGAGAGTGCAGATAGTGAACTGTCAAAGGAAGATGCCGAGGAAACCTCGGATACTCCAGAGACAGAAGAAGAGGACAGCAAGAAGTAGGAGGTCGATATGTCGGACAACGTAACAGTAATGTTGACTGGCACGCTCGATGAACAGAAGAAAGTTATTAAGGAATTGACGGAGGCGCGACTTAAGTGGAAGCTGGGTGGCGTCTCTAGTATTCCTGAACAGCTGTCCTACATCGTAACCGAGGTGTGCATATCGAGGTTCAACAAGATAGGTTCCGAGGGACTTGAAAGTCACACCGTTGAAGGCGAATCAATGAGATGGTCTGATGATGATTTCGCACCGTACGCAGGAGAGATACAGGACTATCTCAACGCACAGAAAGAGTCGAATAGAGGCGTTATACGTTTTCTGTAAAGGGGGTTAAGTTATGAGGTACGACACACTTATAAGTTTCGTAAAATTCAGACGCGGTGATTATAATGCCGAGACTGGTAATTATGAGAAAGCCTCTCCGGAGAAGACGGTTACGCATGCAAGTGTGATGAATGCTGGCCAAGAGACGATGAGGCTCTTATACGGTGAGATAAGGCAAGGGGCACTAATAGTGCAGATACAGGGGCATTTCGAACAGCCATTTGACCGAATCGAAATAGCCGGCAAACCGTATGCGGTTGATCAGCGAAGACGATTAAGAACCAAGGAGACATTTATCGTGTCGGAGGTGCAGTAATGGGGACTAGTATCAAGATTATTGGACTCGACAACCTAAACCGCAAGCTACGTAAGAATGCGACTCTTAATGATGTTAAGACTGTCGTATCGACTAACGGTAACAGACTTGAGCGAGATATTAAGGCTAATACCAAGGTGGCGTATGTTAAGGGCTACTCTGAACAAAATACCGCCGACAGTGTTAACGGTAATCCGCTAGATGGCGGTATGAGTTACGAGGCAGGAATAGCTATGTCGTACAACCCTTACACGGAATTCGGTACAAGGTTCATGGAACCCGAGCCAGTGGTAAAGCCAGCAATCGAGAAAGTAGGCGCTCAATTTGAGCGAGATATGAGGAGGTTAACGGAATGATAGATCCACAACAGGAACTTTTCACCAAAGTAAAATTAGCGGTCGAGGCCGTAATAGGGAAAGAAAACGTATATGATGGATTCTTGCCTCCAGAAGGCACACCTTATCCGTTCGTATATCTTGGAGATGCGTATCAAGTAGATGATGCCAACAAGAGTGCTATATTTGGCACGGTGTCACTTACTGTACATGTGTGGCACAATACACCAGAGGAGCGCGGTACTGTATCAAGCCTTATGCTTAAGATTAAAGAGGCAGCAATGCAACTAAAGAGTGGGCATTATGCATGGGATTACCGCAACGGACAGACACGAATTTTGACAGATAGTACTACTAAGCAGCCACTACTTCACGGAGTAGTAGAGCTGCGTTTTCATTTTAGTTAGGAGGAAATATGAACAAGTTTAATTTACAGCAGTTCGCTGTTGCTGTATCGGGTAAGAAGATCGTATACCTATTCCGTCTTCTTTCTAAGGCGCAGAGCGAAACGGGGAGCATATTGGCGTTTGTAACAGAGAACGGACGCACTAAGTCAAGAGATGCCGACACAACTGCGACCAAGGATGGCAGTGTAAGGACACCAGGAGCTGTTGAGACAGAGATTACATGCTCATCTCTTATGGCAAAAGGTGACAAGATGATTGATAAGCTAGAGGGTGCGCTTGATTCTAACGAGATTATCGAGATTTGGGAGGCAAACCTCGAAGAGGCTGGAACAGGAACTAATAAGTTCAAGGGGGCATACTACCAGGGCTATCTCACAGAGTTTGAGAAGAACTCTAACGCTGACGAGTCCGTGGAGATCTCGCTTACATTCGGCATCAACGGCACGGGCGTTAAGGGTGATGTAACAGTCACAACAGCACAGCAGGAGATGGCTAGCTACGTATTCAAGGATTCGGTAGCTGGAGCATAAGGATTTTAACTATGGGGTGGCGCAAGTCACTCCATTTTATTTTTAGTAAAGGAGAATAACAATGGCAGATATCATCATAAACGGAACATCTTATCCTTTAAAATTCGGAATGAAGTTTCTACGAGAGGTTAACAAGCGTAATGTGGTGCCCGTAGAGGGCATGAAGGGCGTAACTGAGAATGTCGGCATGAAGTGGATGATTGCAGAGCTCATGGATAACTCTGTAGAGGCTCTTGCAGATGCTATCTTCACAGCCAACAAGACCGAGTCACCTAGGTTGACACTACCCGAGATTGACGAGTTCCTGGATAGTGAGGAGACCGATATCGACGGAGTTTTTAATGACGTGATAGGTTTTTTAGAGACAGCCAATGCTACCAAGAGGCTAGTGCAGGATATGAAGGAAATGGTAGCGAAGAAGAAGGCGGAGATGGAGCTGGAGGACGAGATCATCTAGATGAAGAGGCTTTGTATCGTCAAGTGGCTATAGACTGCTTCCGATACTTCGGTTTTACCTCGTTTGATCAAGTAGATAGGCTGACCATCTACGAATACAACATTTTGATTGAGGCGGAGAATCTTAAGCAAGTTGACAGGGACTACAGAAATCACCTACAGGCATACCTCAACTTCCAGGCGACCGCCAAAAAGAATGTTGGTAAGACGAAGCAAAAACCAGTATTTGATAAGTTTATCAAGTTCTTCGATTATGACAAAGCAATTAAGAAGGTGCAGAGCAAGAAGGCTGAAAAAGGTCGTCTCTCTGCGCTTAATAAATTTTTGAAAGAAAGGAGGGCGGACGAATAATGGCTGAATCTTTTTCTGTAAAAGCTCTCTTATCGGCACAAGATAAGAACATGTCATCTACATTCAAGAAGGTGCTCGGTACGACTGATTCTCTTGGATCTCGATTGAAAAGTGGTATCGGATTCGGTGCACTTATGTCTATAGGTGGTGGAGCAGTGCGCTTCCTCGGTAACGAGATGCGTAATCTTATGTCGGAGGTCAACGAGACTAATAGTGCGTGGAAATCATTTTCCAATAACATGGCTATGTCTGGCATGAGTCAAAAGCAGATACGAGCCACGAAGAAGGACTTACAAGCATTCGCGGTTAAGACTGTATATTCCTCAAAAGACATGGCATCTACATTCGCACAGCTTTACGCAGTCAACAAGAAGACTACCACATCTCTTGTAAAGGGGTTCGGAGCAGTTGCGGCCGCTTCTGAGAACCCTAAACAAGCCATGAAGACTATATCAACGCAGGCGACTCAGATGGCTGCTAAGCCTACTGTTGCGTGGCAGGACTTTAAGTTGATGCTCGAACAGTCGCCAGCAGGACTCGCACAAGTAGCAAAGGCTATGGGCATGACGACTGCTGAACTGGTTAAGAATGTTCAAGACGGCAAAGTTAAGACAGAGGACTTCTTCAAGGCAATGGAGAAAATGGCTGATAACAAAGCCCTCATGAAACAAGCTCAGCAGTACAAGACGCTAGGTCAAGCTGCAGAGGGTTTGAGGGCTGTTATAGCCTCGGGTCTAGCACCAGCATTTGACGCGCTCACTAGAGGCGGAGTATCAATTCTATCAAGTATGATGGAAGGCATATCAAAGCGATTCGCAATCTTAAGTAACGCCTTCAAGGGCGTTGGTAAAGCGTGGGGCTCGGCATTTAGCGCAATAGGTAAGGAACTAGATAAGCTTAAGGCTAAAGATGGTCTAAAGAACTTCGAGTCTGGAGCTAAAAGCGCAGCTAGTGCCATGAAAAGCCTAGCAAGTGCGGCCAAGGCTAACGCGAAGCCTATAGCATACCTCATACACCACATTCCAGAACTTATAGAAGTATTTATTGGTTTAAAAATAGCCTTAAAGGCTGCTAAATATCTTGATGCAACGGCAAAAGGCGCGGAGGCGGCGGCAAGCGTGCTACCTAAAGTAGGTATGGCAGCTAAAGTATCGGGATCACAAATGTTAGGCTCTGCAAAAGCGTTTATGGCTACGGGTGCGGGTGTTCTGATGATAGCTGCAGGATTCTACATAATGGCTAAAGCTGCGGTGATGCTCGCTAAGTCGGGCAAGGGTGCAATAGGTGTATTCGCAGGAATGGCAATTGCTATAGGACTACTCGGTGTAGGTCTAGTAGTTTTAACAAAAGCTATGGGCTCGATGAATCCGGCAAAGCTAAAAGCAATGTCAGTTGCAATGTTGGCGTTCGGTGCTGCTATAGTTCTGTGTGCTGCAGGAATGTGGATATTATCTAAAGCGGCAAAAACCATATCTGATGGCGGGGGACTAGCTGTGGCTGTGCTAGCAGGAATGGCACTTGCTATAGGATTACTTGTAATAGCATTTGCGAAGTTCGGACCCGCTCTTGATGCAGCAATCCCAGCGATGCTCACATTTGGCGCAATGGTTCTGATGATAGGTGCGGGCATATGGCTCGCAGCGAAGGGAATAGCGGCGGTTGTCACAGCTATATCAGGGCTCGTTGATTCTGTAACTGGACTTATTAACGCACTACCTATGGCGGCTCAATACGGCATACAGGCAGCAGGAGGTATAGCGCTAGTCGGTGTTGCGTGTGTAGTAGCGGCGGCTGGAGCAATAGTACTAGGAATAGCTATGATCGCATTCGGTGTAATGGCTCTAGCTACAGGAGCAATGCTAATCGGAGCTGGAGCAATGGCGATGGCAGGCGGTATCATGTTCCTATTATTCGGAATCATGGTAGGCTTGGCAGCGGTCGGAGTTGCAGTCCTTGCACTCGCACTCAAGGCGGTCAACGTATCAATGAGAACAATAGCAAGTAACGCTAAAGCCTCTGCATCAGCACTAGTAACTATGGTGGGCTCAATCAACATAGTTAAGTCAGGGTTAAATGCAATAGGTTCTGCAGCAAGCTCGGCAATGAATAAACTCAAGTCGGCATTCAGTAATGCAGCATCGAGCACGGCAGCTGCGGGTAGTGCTGCAGGTAATAACTTCAACAGTGGTCTATCTAGTGGACTGAATTCCGCTGTAGCAAAAGCACGGAGTATATGCAACACCATCAAGAGTGTTCTTAACTCTGCAGGTAGCGGAGCATACTCAGCAGGTGTTTATATCGGTGTAGGACTTGCTAATGGTATGGCATCACAAGTGGGCAGAGTAAGGAGCATAGCTACAACTCTGTCTAATGCAGCGGATGTCGCTATCAAGAAAGCACAGATTATTCGCTCGCCATCGCACAAGCAGTTTGACAACGGTGCATACATTGGCCAAGGACTTGTTAACGGTATCAAGAGCAAGATACAAGATGTAAAAGTTGCTAGCTCAAAGCTAGCTGGTGCATTCTCACCTCAGCTAGGTATGGTTGGTGTTGGCGGAGGTACTCTAGGACTATCTAACGATTACGAGTACAACTCTGTTGCGAGGTACGAAATCCACGTACACAGTGAAATCGATGGTAGAGAAGTTGCATATGCGACTGTTGATGATCTCACAGAGCTACAGGCGAGAAACGAAAAGCGCGACCGCAGAAGAAAGGGAAGGTTCTAACATGTATAAATTCATAGATACAACAGGCAATCAGACCTCTGCGGTGAGACCTAACGAGGCAATGTCAATTAATGGTAGATATATCGAGGACATTATTCCTGGATATAGGACACTAACGGTACAGGGGCGGGAACTTCTCGCCTCTGACCTTACTACCGCGGAGATAGCCTCTAGAGATGGCTCAATCCTCAAAAATAGGCGATATCCGTCGAGGTCAATAACTATTACCTATCAGCTAATTTGTAGCGACAGTGGGGCATTTCGAACCGCATACGACAAGCTGAACGAGATACTGAACACCACTAATGCCAAGATTATATTTGCAGACCAGAGCGACCGATTTTATATAGGAACACCGAGAAATTGCGGAGACGTGCCAACAGGTCGTAACTCTGTAGTGGCTGACTTCGAGATTCTGTGTCTAACACCGTTCAAGTTCAGCACGAGCGAGTACACGGTACAGGCAATCAATGGAGTATTTAACGTTAATTACAACGGGACTGTTCCGAGCTCGCCTCTGTTCTCCGTTGACTTTGCCCATGCACAGCACGGAGAGAGCGGATACGTGGTATTTTCTGATGCACAAAGCCATGTTATACAGCTAGGCGACCCGAAGGAACTCGATACAACGTCCCATACGGAGAGCGAGACACTCATAGACGATAAGTTTAACGAGGCAACACTTGGAAGTTGGAGCAAGAACACTGGCAAGGCACATGAAGGACACCTATATCAAGGTGCGTGGCAAGTCAAAGAGTCGGGCGGTAAGTACATCACACCGCTGAATTACGGTACGAACACGAGCGCAGAGCTTAGTGGTCCATCCGTTACTAAAGAGATACCCGCTGATAGTTCGGGTGTTAAAGGAGCGAAGAACTTCGAAATGTCTTACTACTTAGTATGGTCGCTCAATGATAGCTGTGACCCTCGTTGCCTCGGAACATATGAGTGTATGATCCATGATGCAAGCGGTAATGTTGTAGCTGGTGTCGAGTTACTCAAATGGTACTCGGGTACTGCCGCAAACGCGAAGATATACGCAGGTGGCAAGTATGTACATTACTTCGAATTTGACGCGGGGTACTTCTCCGATTGGTTCGGGTTTGGCTACTCAGGACATCCGCCAGTAAGGACTATATCAATTAGTAAGATTGGCGATCAGTTCCGTTTCAACATAGCGGGTCGCATACTATCCTATACGGTGCCAGAGGGCAAGGACATGAAGGCTACTAAGGTTACATTTGCCTCTACAAAGTATAGAGGTATGGGCGATACTTACCCTCCTATGCTCAACTACCTTTTTTGGGTAAAATTCCGAAAGACTAACGTTGAGAAGTTCGACGATATACCTAACAAGTTCGCTAGGGGCGACAATCTCGTAGCTGATTGCTCGGACGGTTCTATCAAGGTGAATAACCTCCCTAGACCAGATTTAGGGGCACTCGGCAACGATTGGGAGACGTTGAAGTTAGTACCAGGGCAAAACAGAATCAACTTTGCTTGCTCTGCATTTACAACGGATAAGCCTATAGCCAAGCTCACATATAGGGAGGTATACCTATGATCATATACTTTGCTGACCGCAAGATGCAGATTCTAGGACAAGCCTCCACTAACCTTAATGACGGAATATTTATCGTTGACGACAGCAAGACCGAGTATGTGTCGAATGGTGTCGTTATCTTCGAGGCTACAGTCTGCTATGGCGATACGGCGGAAAAAGACATGCGAAAGCTCTGTACAGCGGGTAATTACTTACTACGTAAGCACAACGCGGAAAACGAGTTCTACACCATTATCGACCGCGAATTCAACGAGGAGAATAGGGAAGTCACGCTGTACTGTGAAGATGCAGGAATGGACCTCCTCAACACCATAGCGGAGAAGTACGAGGCGTCGCAAGCCTATACCGCAGTAGGTTACATTGATGAATGGATACGTGGCACTGGCTTTGAAATCGGTGTTAACGAGATCTCGAACCTAAAGCGCAAGCTAAAGTGGGATGGAGAGAGCACTGTTGCCGAACGTATCGCATCGATAGCGACTCAGTTCGATAATGCGGAAGTGTCCTACTCGTTCGAGGTCGAAGGTATGGCGGTCAAAAAGCTATTAATTAACTTATGGAAAAAACGAGGCAAGGACGCGAAGGTACAGCTTAGACTCGGAAGAGATGTAAAGAACATCAGAGACAAAGAGTCCGTACAGACCCTCGCAACTGCTCTGCGAGTTACTGGAGGAACTGCAGAGGGTAGCAGTGAGCCTATAAATCTAGCGGGATATAGCTATGATGATGGCGATATCTATACCGATGGTAAGCTACTCAAGTCAAGGAGTGCGGTCGCTAAGTGGGGCAGTACATGGAGTAACGGCAAGCATATCGAACGTACATACAGCTTTGAGACGACCTCACAATCAGAGTTATGTGCCCATGCGGTGACGGAACTCAAGAAGTTATCTAGTCCGACTAAGACATACGAGGTCGATATCGTAACCATGCCCGACAACTTATCTATAGGCGACATAGTGTACATTGTCAACGATAGAGGCGAGCTATATGTATCTAGTAGATTGCTCGAGCTAAAAACCTCTGTATCGGGTAAGAAGATAGAGGCTAAACTAGGTGACTTCGTAGAGGAAGACAGCGGTATTGATGACAAGGTGAGGTCGCTTGCCGATAGGCTAGCTAATCTAAATCTAACGCCTGGCACAGGTGGTAATAGTAACTACAATCTGACCGTTGAGAGTTCGAGCGGTACAGTGTTCACGGACACACTAATTGATACTAATCTAACCGCACATGTATACAAGGATGGTCACAAGCTAACCGATAGCGAAATTGCTGCGGTCGGTAAAGTCGTGTGGTACAAGGATGGTGTTAAGGCCCACGAGGGTACAACATATAGAGTTCAGAACGTAGAGGCGGCAAGAGTGTCCGCTCAATTGGAGGTGTAACATGGATATTTTAGCAAGCGATAGCATAAATCTTAAATCAATTAAACCGGTTACTGATAAAGTGGTAGACGCGTCATTGAAAGTTGAGGAGGCAAAAATGGAAGCTAAACAAGCGCAAGATGCTGCAATTGAGGCTGCGAAAACAGCGACAGATTATATGAAGTTTGAAGAGGGTGTGGGATTAATCGTGTCGAAGAATGCACAATCAAATGAGGGTGCGTCAACGGTGCTCACAGATAACTCACTGCAGATTCGCAAAAACGGTGAGAAGAGTGCCGAGTTCACTGATGATAGAATTAGCTTTTATGGACACGGCAAAAAACTCGTTGACATAAAGAGCATTAAGGATGCTGTAGATAAAGGTTATGCCTACGAGGGTGCATCAATTGATTATGTGGGGTATGGAGCGTTGAATGTGATTACATCGGATGTTGACGGTCGGGGCAAGCGCGCAGATTTAACCGCTACAGCTGGATCGTATAATTCGAATACGTTCGTATCGGAATTCGTTGCAGCAGCTGCCGATTTAACTGCTGTAAGCAAGTCGGGAATAGCTTCATTTATTGTGCACAGTAACTCATGGCGAGATGATAATGTAATCGCAAGCCTAATCCACTCGCCTAAGTTAAATGGCATTGCAGAGCCCGTAGTAGAATTCGACAGCAAAGGCACCATTATCGCTAAGGCAATAAGAGTTGATAAGATAGAGGGATTGTACGAGGATTCCAAAGTATCAGCAGGCGGGGTAGTATGGAATGTTCGCAAGTATGCTGACGGTACCGCTGTTGCAGAAGGTGAGTGGACGGGTACAGTATCTGCTGCGAATCCTTGGGGGCCTGTATACTACTCAGGCGGTACGAAGACAGACTTACCTCCGGGCCTCTTCATCTCCACACCACTAACAAGTGTAGAGATTGAGGCACCAGACGGAGAACTGTGGACAACTCGCAAGATGTCTACAAAAGACTACATAGGCGGAGTTTATTATGTATCGATGAGTAGGCTCTCGAGGGTGGACGCAAGGATACTTTACAGGGCAACAGGAAGGTGGAAGTAAATCCACAAGGTAATTAATTCTGGCACCGTCGCAAGGCGGTGCTTTTTGATGAAAGGAAAAAGCTATGAAACCAGAATTAGGACTTACGGATGGATCGTATAATTCGAAGTTAAAAAAACAGGGGGAAGATAGGTGGAAAAATATATGTGGATAGTGCCAATTTTTTCAACCCTATTGGGCGGTAGCGTAATGAGTTTTGTTCAATTCCTTGTCACAAGGCACGACACAAAAAACAAGAATCTAATACCAAGAGAGGAGTTCGACAACCTTGTATTGCTGACACTTGCACAAGTTCAAGCGAGATTGGTATTAAATGGCGATAAATTTTTACGCAGAGGGTCAATCACCGCTAGAGAGCGTGCGATGTACTTTGATATTTACAATAGGTATCATTCGATGGGTGGAAATGGCTATGCAGAAGCTATATATAAAGATGTTATGGACTTGCCAATTAGTGATATTGGAATTGATTTAAAGGAGATAAATTATGCAGATTAACTGGAAACAGAGATTTAGAAATTATGGGTGGACGCTAACATTTATGCTAGGACTAATTGCGATGTTCTATCAAGTAGTCAA